GTTTTTAGGAATATCTATTTCATTTAATAGATCTATTAATTTGATCATAATTAAGCATGTTTATTATACATATTGATAAAAACATCAAGTGGCGTTCTATGACCCATACCCTCAATTTCATCAAATATTGCTTCATTACCATGAATAGACCATAACTTTTTAGTAATTTCAGGATTAATAACATTATCTTCAGTACCTAAAACAATTGTACGTTTATATGGTTGAGAACCATAATCTTCATTAAATTCTCTTATCATTGTTCTACTATGTAAAGCAGGATTAAATAACAAAACATCTACTCCTAATTGAGAACCAATAATATCAGCAATATAACCACCCATACTAGAACCTATAATTAAATCAGGCATGCCTAAAGTATAAATGAATTCATGCAAATCTAATGTTTCATAATCCATAGCAGGTGCATAAACCATCCCTTTTTCTGCTAAGAAAGACACTTTTGTTCCTCCTGATTCACTTTCTAAACCGTGTAAATATACTATTTTTTTCATAACCTTTATTTTTAATCATTAATACGTGGTGAATATACGAACTCTAGCCCGGGAAGCCAAGCTTCCCGCGCATTACTTTTAACAATTTACTTCCATTTCATATTGGCGTTTCTCATGATCATGTTCACTATACAATCTTAAGTTTAAGTAATCGCCTAATTTACTAAAATCACCTATATAAGAGGTATCTTCTCTAATATCTTTGTCATATGCAAAACAAAAATCATACTCCTCTTTTGTGAGGTATTCTTTTGTATTCATAATCTCTTCAAACCTAAAATATTCCTGTTCTGCAATGTAAATACTTTCTGGACTCATCATAACCTTAATTATTTTAATGTTGTGCTTAATCGCTCAACATGGTGAAGATACGAACCCTATCCCGGGTAGCCAAGCCTCCCGCGCATTACTTTTAAGATTTTCTTTTAGATGTTGTCTGGAATGTAGATGTGTAAGGTGTTAACTTAGGGTTTTCAATATTAAATAATGCTCTTACATGACTAAAGATTTCTAGATTTTGTTCTTGTGTACGAGGTGACTCATATACTTCCCAATTTTTACCTTTTAAGCGTTTTCCAGCTTTATCTTCACCTCTCGATTTAGATTTTAACCATAGAACTCCTACTCTGTCTACTTTTTTACCATAACACTCTTCATAACATTGAGCATATAATGCTCCTTGTAAATCGTATGTTGTTTGTAAGTGGTTAGATGTTTTGAAATCTATAATCCAACGTTCAGTTTTTCCGTTAAATTCCAATTCACATACTAAATCACACGTTCCCGCAACTTGTAGTTCATCCGAGAATAGGTGCACTTCTGCTTCTATTAATACAGGATTGTATGTTTCCCAAAAATCAACGAATCTAAGAAACATTTGCCAAACGTGTGCAGGCATTTTTGGATTACCATCAGGGTATAAAAATGTAACTTCTTTCCCATTTAACCAATCCTCAATCATTTCGTGTACTTGTGTGCCTTCTGCAGCTGCTTTTTTAACAATATGTTCAGATGCATGTCCTACTTTTTTAAGCCAATCTTCAAAGTATTTACCTTTTGGGTAAGTACTTAAAACGTGTGTAATAGAAGGATAATATTTACCATTTCGTCTATAATACCTTGAATCGGGCATTGTAACTTGTTGGTAATCATCTGAAATTTCTAATAATCTTTTATAAGATTTTTTTATCATAATGCTAATTTCTGTTCCATTAAATCGTAGTAGGTTAATGGTATAGTTTTTTGTATAAGTTTAGTGAAATTTTCGAAACCCATTTCACTCGGGTCCTTATCTTGCATATCCACAAGATAGACTTCTTTACCTTCTGCCATTAACTTCTCGCAGAATTTTAAAGCTTGTTTGATTGCATCCCTATCTAATGCAATGTATATTTTATTTACAGCAGAAATAACTATTTTTTTCATTAAGCTACTCTGTATGTTTTTCCCTAATAGTGGGATTGCGTTTCTTTTTATAGCAATAGCGTCAAATAACCCTTCACATAGAATAATTGGTATATTCCAATTAATTAAATGTTCATTAGGTACTACATCTCTACTCGCTGATGGGTTTCTATACTTAACATAGGGTTCTTTTTCAAATGAACGAGCCGTAAAATAGTTTAACCTACCATCTGCATCATATGTTGGGATTATAATCATATTTTTATATAACCCCGATTTACAATAACCTATGTTGTACTTGAGAATATCGTATTTACTCACGTGTCTATTTTTTAGGTACGCGAGCGCGTGTCTAGCCATTATATCGCTATTATCAACGCCTTCTAGGCCAATATATTCATCTGGTAGTACAACGGTAGATACAATTTGTGTTTCTTTAATAGATTTAGAAGTTTTTACTAAACTATTTAATTCTACAAACTTATCTGCAGCGGCTTTAACTTGTCTAAATAGGTTATATATTGTAGTACCTCTAGCATCACACGCCCAACAATGCCATTGATTTTTACCTTCACGATTTTCAGTTAAATTAACCTCTAATTTAGGTTTATGGTGATTACATAAGGGACAATGGTAAGCATAGTTGTTTCGAGCAGTTGCCTTGCCCGAACCTAATACTGAATTCACTAATGTAACTAATAACTGGTTTACCATAAATGGTAATGTACGAAATTATATGGTGGTAGCCACGAGATCTTCAAATTCTATTCCATCTAAATCCTTTGTAAAGAATTTACCTAAAATATTGTCATTAAAGAACTCATCTGGTTTTTCTAATACCTGATATATCATCTGGTATTTAAGTTCAAAATATGTAAGTTGTTTTTTTGTTTGTACACATTTTAATATGGTACGTTCAAATTCATTTTTTTTCCCTTCTAATAATAGTTGTTTGATATCTTTTTGGGAACCATAATATTTTAACCAATCCGATTCTTTGACTATTAATTTATATGAAGGTCGTCTACCAACTACCCCAGTTAAGGCTGCTAGTTCTTTTTTACCCAATTTTTTCTTTTGATTGTGAAACAGTACTTTTTTCCCAATATACGATTTACCCGTAGGTTTGTGTGTTGTCATATAGACGAAACCGAATGTGTTTTCTGGGAATTGAGTGATGTCTCCTATCTCATGTTGTTTATAGGTCCAACTCATAATTTTATGTTTTAGTTAATAATAAATATTAAACTACTTAATAATATAATATTCTTTTGGTGTTATGTGGTTATTTTCCCACACATTAAACTTAACTATTTTATTAGATTTTATATTATTTTTGTAAGCGTTTGCATTTTCCTCAATAATATTCATGTATTTTTGAGGGATGTTTTTCATTTTACTTAATTGTAACCATAAAGATTTTGATTCTTCTCTTTGCCCTATATACCAAGATGTAAATGCTTTTTGAAAAATTAACATATAATCACCTGGGTAGTCTATATCATATTCTAATGAAGGGGCATTAACATATTGTAAACCTAAACAGGCGTACATATAAGAAGTTTTCCATTCTTCTCTAGAACTATGTATTTTACTTAAATGGTAATAAGCTTCTGGTCTAGTAGGTAAATAAGAGATTGCGGTTTGAAGTTGTTCTCTTTCATAATCTGGGCGTCTTTTTGTATTATGTAATTGCTTCCAAGTTTTTAAAACACAACAATAAGCCATTTCAGGATCATAAGTGTGTAACAATTCAGCTGCTCTTAAAAAATAAGATAAAGCCGCCGCTCCTTGTCCAATTTTTTCATATTCTTCTCCTAGCTCAGCGTTGATATAAGGATCATGAGGGTTATTAATATACTTATGTAAATATTCTTTTAGTCTATCCATTTATCATATAGTCTTTAGCAAATAAAGAATCTTTATCTGTGTCCGTAATAATATTTTTATTAAATTTACTAAGGTATTTTTTATTAACCCACCAGTCTTCATAAGGACTATTCTTGTCTGGTGAGATGTTAGATGCTATTATTGTATATCCTTTACTTAATAAAAGGTCTCTAGATTTTGTTCTCCATTCTTCATTTTCATCTATATAAAAATCATGTTCATATGTAATTACACCAAATTCTAAATCACCAAATGGGATTTTTTCTAAAACTTTAAACGTATTACTTGCAGGGTCTATATCTAATTGTAAATAATCTATATATTTAGGTAAATCATTATCCTTACATAGTTTAACATAGTCAACTTTAATAGCATCTTCAAGTAAACAAATATCATTTGGTCTTTGTTCTTTCCAACTCTTTACTAGTTTTGGTTGGAAGTCAAGTGATATTCCTCTCCATCCTAATTTAGACAAAAGTGCGGTATTGTTACCATAGAATGGATGCCCCGCTCCTATTTCAAGGTAAGTACCATTTGTTTTACCATTTAAACATGATAGAGTAAATAAATCTTGATAACATTGAGAATAATTTTTTTCAATCTTTTTTAACCCAGGAAATTTAAATTTAAAATTTTTATATTCTTCTTTAGTATAGGTTAAGGGTTCATGCCAAGTTACTTTTTTAGGTTTAGGGTTAAGGGGATAATCATCTTCCCACTCCATTTTATCTAATAGGGTAATGGGCATTTTTAAAATATAAGCCGCATTATCTTGATATCCAAAAGATATTATTAAATCATCTCCTTTAACTAGTAAACCACAACAAAATTCGATTTGAGTATCCATAAAGCTAAATGCTTTTGATAGTGAAACTAAATTCCAATCCTTATCCCATATCATAAATCTATGATCATAAAATGCGTCTTTTTTCATACCATGGTGGTGGAAAAAATCTACCTCATGTGTTATACACATTCTATAATTACCAAATTTAACCACAGGTGAACTCCCCCTTATTCCTCTAGGTAATTCAAGTTTGTCATTTTTAGTAATTACTGTCTTACTACTAATTATATCTAATGTTCCTTCTTCTACCTTTTCTGTAGATTTATCTTTTATGTCTATTTTTACAATTTCAAGTGGGTTAGCCCATTTAATAAAATGATAAGGCATATCAAAGATAGGCATCCAATTTTTTTCTAAATAAGTATGGGGGTCTACCTCTATTCTATCTCTGGATTTTTCAATACATTTTTCTTTATCCCATTCTACCTCACATAATTCCATTCGACCCTCACCATCATCCTTA